TACCAATTAATCTACAAATAGTATAATATAATTGAGCATAGTTCTATCGGACACTTTTTCATTTTTTCTCCTTTCATTTTATTTATAGCGGAATTAAACCACCATTTTAATTACCGCACATTTATTAATCACATATTTTATTCCTGTGGGCGATTTATTCGCCCTAAAATTTACATATATTATACTGATATAACTCTTAAATATTTTTAAAATAGTGTATACTTTAATTCTCAAATATCAGTATAATATAAATACAATGAAAATAATAAGTATTAAAGTGAGGTTGATTTTTTATGAACAAAGTAATTATCAGTGGAAATTTAACAAAGGATATGGATGTAAAAGTATTAGCTAACGAAACAATAGTTGGTAATTTTACAGTAGCAAATCAAGTAGGTTTTGGAGATAAAGCAAAGACTAATTTTGTACCTGTTACTATGTTTGGTCAAAGAGTAGAAAGTTTAGAAAAGTATTTAGTAACTGGTGCTAAAGTTTTAATCGAGGGTGAAATTGATTATAAATCAGTTCAAGATAATAAAGGAAATTGGAAGAATTACTTTAGTGTAATTGTTCATAATATTGAAATTATTAAATTCAAAGAAGAAAATGTATTTGAAGAAGATAATAAAAATAAGAGAAATAATAGAAAAGGTGGTAGAAGATAATGGAATCAATTAAGGCTCATTTATACACATTATTAGATGAGGTTACACAAACATTAGAATTAGCAAGAAGAGTTAAAGCAAATGATAAAAAGGAGGTAAATAAATTATTAAAATTAGCAAGTTCCGATAATGAATTTGTTGATATGGTTAAATTAACAAATCAAGTAGATCAATTAACAGATAAAATTGTTAAAGAAGAAAAAGAAATATACGCAATGAAGAAAATAGCGTATAGAATTAATAAAGCAATTCAATTTGCGAATGGTGAAGAAGTAGAAGAATAAATTTAATGGTAGACATTTTGTCTACCTTTTATTTTTTCAATCGTATATAATAATTGTAGTTTATAATAAGTTGAATAATAATGTTACAAGTACGTACCATGGTGAAGAGCCAGTATTTGTAAGGTCGAAAGTGGTATTTCCGTTATTAACGGTTATAAATTGCATTTTTATTGAGTACCCAACGCACTACAAGGTGCATATTTGGGTATTCTATTAAGAATTAATAAATTAAAAGGAGGAATTAATAATGGCATTTGAAAGCATAGAACAAGCTAATGATTATCAATTAAAAGCTGAAAAAGAAATAGCAGATTTAAAGCAACAATTAGAAAGTCAAAAATCAGTTTTATCAGAAAAAGATGAAACTATTAAATCATATGATGAACAAGTTAAAAAGTTAAAAATTAAAAATTATGAATTATTTGAACAAGTTTCATCTAATCCCGAGCAAAATAAGTCTAAACCTCAAGATACTCAACCTAAAATGAGTTATCAAGAGTTTTTAAATAAAGTATTATAGGAGAGTGATTATATTATGGCATTAGATAACGTTACGTTTGCAAGTATGGTTAGCAATTTAGCAAGTCAAGAATATAAAGACAGAATACCAACTGCAACACAAGACAATATTGCAAAAATTGAGGAAATTATTTCTACTTATCCAACTGCAAAGAATGAATTTATTAGCGTTTTAACAAATCAAGTTGCAAAACAATTATTTTTCAGCAAAGCTTATGAAAATCCATATAAGTTATTTAACAGAGGTATGCTTCCATATGGTAAGTCAATAGAATCAATTTTTGTTGATATTATCAAAGGTAAACAAAGAACGCACGAAACTGTTGCAACTAATTTAGCTTCTGATCTATTAGCAAGAGAAACACCTAACGTAAAGGTTGAATATTATTCAGAAAATTTCCGTCATCAATATAAAACAACTATTACTGATGAAGAATTAAAAGGTGCATTTAGAGCAGAGAATGGTTTAAGTTCTATGACTGGTAGAATATTACAAGCACCATTAACTTCAATCGAGTATGATATGCAAGAAATGGTATTACATGCATTACCTGAATTAAAAGGTGGTAAAGCTACTATTAATAAAGTTGCATATAGTGCAATGACAGAAGAAGAAAAAGCAAAAATAATAGTTAAGACTATTAAATCACAAGTTATTAAAATGGGATTCTTAAATAATAAGCACAATGGACAGGGAGTAATGACATTCTCAAGACCCCAAGACCTTGTTGTTTTCTTAGACCCTGATATGATGGCAAATATTGATGTTGAATTATTAGCTCAAGCGTTCAATATTTCTAAGGCAGAAGTTCCATTACATGTATTACCAGTTCCACAATTTACTAAGAGAACAGTAACACCTGGAGAAGGTACAGAAAGTACAGTAACATATGCAGAAGATACTGATTGTTTAGCTATTATTTGTGATAAAGATGCAATACAAATTTATGAAACATTAAATAGCTCTGAAACATTTAGAAATCCACAAGGAATTTATACAAACGTATTCTTCAATAGATGGGGATTAATGTCAGCTTGTAATTTTGCCAATGTTTGTAGAATAGTAACAGAATAAAAATTGGAGGTGTACAAACCTCCTTTTTTGTCGTATATGAAAAAGGAAAGGAAGTGAAATTTATGGCAAGACAAAGTACAATTTATTTATTCAATTGTTGGTTTTTAGATGTTAACCACAATCATACAGTAAATTTTGATAATGAAACAAATCAACTTAATTTCTTTATGAAATATTTGCAGTTTAAAATTGATAATTGCACATATTTAAGAAAAGAAAGAACTTTAAAAGTCCCAAAATATATTGACGAACTTGCATTATGTAATTACTGTGCATTTCAAAATTCAGTAGATGGTAAAATGGAATACTTTTTTATTTTAAATAAATCTTATTTATCAGAAAATGTAACAGAACTTAGTTTAAAATTAGATGTAATACAAACTTATTGGTTTGAAATGAATTTTACAAAAATTAAATCACATATAGATAGGCAACATTTATGGCGTTGGAATCAAGATGGAACAGTAGCAGATTATAATATGTTAGAGGCTGAAGATTTTGAAATAGGTGAGTACATTTTACAAAACAGAACCCCACTTTATGATTATAAAAATAAAGGTGGTTATATTGTTACTTCTGCTGACAAATTATCTATAAAATATAGTGGTGGTAGTAGTGGTGGAAGTAGTTCAACAAATCAATCTAATCTTTATAAGGATAAATTAGTGTCAGCAAATGGTTTTTGGTTTATTAAACAAGGTGAAGGATTTAGTTCTACTCCTTATAATTTAGGTGATGGAACTTATACAATAGGTTACGGTACTACTAGTGAATTTGACCCTGAACATTATAATCAACTTGCTCCTGAATGTACAGAGGAACAAGCAAGTAATGTATTAGCCGAAAGTTTAAAGAAAAATTATTCAATTTATGTTTATGACACTTTTGTTAATTATGGTTTTGATATGAATAAAATGAAGCAACAGCATTTTGATGCTTTTGTTAGTTTTTATTATAATACTGGCTCACTATCTTCTAAAACAATTTTCACAAAGTATATTAATGGTGATAGTCCTGAAAGTATAGCTGAAGTGTGGAAAGAAACAGTAATAATGAGTGGTACTCAATTCGAAGAGGGATTAAGGAATAGAAGAAAAGCTGAAGCAAATGTATTTTTAAACGGTGATTATAATTATAAACCAATACCTAATCTAAATGGTGGAACTATTACAGATAATGACGGAAAAGGATTCATCCCTGATATGTTTAATAAGTACGATACTCCTACAAGTGAAAAAAGGCAAAATATTATAAATAGTGCGTTAAAGTTAATTGGTAAACCTTACGTATATGGAGGAAATTATCCACCATTAGGTAATGATAATGGAACAGATTGTTCAGGCTTATGTCAATGGGCATATAATGACAATGGAATATCAATTTCGCGAACAACATATACACAAATTAAAGAGGGAAAAGAAATTACTTTAGAAGAATGTAAACCTGGTGATTTGGTATTTACTAGAGGTAATAGTGATAATGGTCATGTTGTTATTTTTTATAGATTTAACGATGACGGAAGTATTCATGTAATAGAAGCTAAACAAACTGGCACAGATATTATGGAAAATGATAGAACACCTACAAGTGATTATCGTTATAGAAATTTATTAGGAGATTAAGGAGGGATTTATAATGGCAACAACTTCAAAAAATGAGCCTGATTCTACTATAATAAATAATGTTGCAGTTGGATTATATTATTATTACGTACCTAAAAATGGCGCAAGTGAAGCAACATATTTAGGTTTTGTAAATACTATTGAAAGTGTAACTTATAATCCTTTTATAGATGAAGCTGATATATCAGATGTAAGAAAAGCAATATTCGATACTGCACGTTATGGTAGTCCTGATGGGCAAATTCCATATGTAAAAAGAATATGTTCATTCGATAAAATTAATTATCAATTAGGTGATACTCAACAAATTTATCCGAATAAATCTCAATATAGTTATGATTTTGAGCCTAGGGTTTTATGTTATCCTTTTAGATATTTTTTAATTACTGATTATTCTTCAAATCCAATGTTAATTAAGCCTGAAAGAATAGAAGATAATACTACAAATCAATTTAAGGTTATGGTAAAAACTACTGCTATTAGTTCAGAAAGTAAATATAATATTTATGTTGAAAATTATAAATATGATGATGACGGTAATTTAGAAGGAATGTGTAACTCTACTGCATTAATGTTACCTGTTACATCTTCAGCTTATAGTCAATTTTTAGCCACTTCAGCAAGTTCATTTAATCAATCAGTTACTAATGCTTTGTTAGAAAATGATTTAACATTAAAACACAACACACAATCAAATAATTTAAACTTTGCGCAAAGCACTACAAATAATGCGTTAAGTGCTATTGGTAATTTGTTAAGTTTAAATTTTGGAGGATTAGCAAGTAACACAAGTAATTTAGCTTTTGGTTACATGCAAAACCAATTAGCAAATAATCAAGCTAATGAAAATTCACAATTAAATGAGCATAATATAATCAGTATGCAAAATGCAAAAGTTAATGATATGTTAACAACTCCTAATTCTATTAAAACCGCAGGGAATGACACACTTTTTAATTTAATTAATAGTAATCAAAGAGTTGATTTATTAGAATATAGGTGCAACGTTCAACAAATGTCAAAGGCTCAAGAATATTTTAAACGATATGGTTATAAAGTTAATGGTTATGATTATATAAATTTAACATGCAGAAAACATTATAACTATGTAAAAACAAACGTATGTAATATTGTGGGGGCAAGGATTCCGCATGAATATTTAGATGAAATAAAATCTATTTTTAATAACGGTATAACTGTTTGGCATATGGATAATGAAGGAACAACAATGTTTGAATATGAAAATAACATGGAGGTGTATAACTAATGGGAATGACACATAAACAAAAACAGGAATTAATGCAAGAAAGTAGAAATAAACATTTTAATTTATTATATAATAAATATAAATTATTAGCATTAAATATGTTTACATGGGAAAATTTACCTGAAACAATTAAACCAAGATATATCGAAAAATCTTTGTTTCATTTTGGAAAAGCCATATTTGTTGATGACGATAATTTAGGACTAATATGTGTTCCATGTGAATTTGCAGAAGAAATGAATGTAAATTTTGAACACACAAAAGTAATTACTAGCGGTAATAATTATATTAACACTATTCCTTATTTACATTCTGATTGGAAAGATAAATGTCAACTTATTCTTAATAACGACCTCGGTTTTGGTACAGAGGATTATGTAATAGATTATGCAACAAAAATGATGGAGGTTGAAAGATGTATTAGAGCAAATATTAATCATCAAAAATTCCCATGGTTTATTGAAACAACTCCGAACAATAAACAAACTATGCAAAAATTATTTGAACAAGTGGACAATTTAGAGCCAGTAATTTTTGGTAATAAAGATTTAAATATAGAAAATTCAAATGCAATAATGACTACTGCTCCATATGTTGCAGATAAACTTAACCAATATAAATATGAACTTGAAAGAGAAATCTTGACATTTTTTGGATTGAATAATTCATTTGAGAAAAAGGAAAGATTACTAGTTGATGAAGTTAATTCAAATAATGACTATATAAATAGAAACGTAGACATTATGTTTGCTAATCGAAAATCAGCATGCGAAGAGCTTAATAAAAAGTTTGGACTTAATGTTAAAGTAATTAAAAATAATAATTTTGAGAATAGTTATGACCAAGACGGAGAAGAGGAGGGAGAAGTTAATGAGTAAATATACATTAGAATTAAATCAAATAGTCAATAGTGTAGATTTTAAATTATTTGATTTTGAATATAATCTTTATGACAATGAATTAAAGGAAGTTTTCGAGAAAAAATTTATTGACCATTTCTATTTTTATGAAATTGGATTAACCCCTATTGCTAGATTTAAAAAAGCTTTGCAAATTAAATTAAATGATATTTACCCATATTTTAAACAACTTTATCAAACAGAATTAAGATGTAATGATATTGATTTTATGTTAAACAAAGATTTAAAAGAACAATATACAAGAGAGTTAACAGGGAATAGTTCAGTAAATCAAAGTTCAACGAGTACGACAAATGACACTAGTTTAAATATTAATAATGATACTCCACAAAATAAGATTGACGATCTTGACCAATTTATGACTAGTGCAAGTAAAAATACAGATAACTCAACAATGAATAGCAATGGAACAAATAGTGCAGAAAATAATTCAACAGAAACATATTCTCTAATTTCTCAAGGTAATATCGGTGTTACTTCATCAGCTGAATTATTAGAAAAATGGAGAAATGTACTAATAAATATAGACCAATTGATTTTTGAAGAATGTAATGATTTATTTATGTTAATATACTAGGGCTTGTTTACTCAAGTCCTTTTTTGTCGTTAGTAATAATTAGGGGGTGCATGTGCATGAGTATTGATAAGATAAGAAATATTGGACTTGATAAATTAGTTACACAAGTTTACGATTTTGATAGTTTAACAACAGATGAATTAATGTGCAAATTTGCTCAAAAAATAAATATCATAATTGAACATTTAAAATATATAGATGATAGATGTTACAATAGTGATAAAGCTATAGAATTAAAATTACAATATTTATTAGGGCAAGGATTAGAAGAACAAGTTGCAAAGAAGTTAATCGAATTTTACAATAATGGAAAATTAGCTGAATTAATTAATGAAACGTTATTAAAAGATATTAATGATAAAGTTGATAGTTTAAAAGTTGAAACTAATAATGTTAAAGTTGATTTTAATAATTTTAAAACTACTACTGATAATAATTTATCACAAATTGGAACACAATTAATATACAACGATAAATTCATTTATTCAAACTGGGGAACTATGTTTGATAATAAAATTGCTCATAATTCATGGACACACGGTACTACATTTTTTGATAATAATAATGATGTTGTAGTTGTAGCCTATAACTCTAAAGATAAACATGCCGTAAATAACGCAAGTGTTTATCTTAGATATATGAATAAAAATTATGAGTGGTCAAAAGAAATAGTTGTTAAATTAAAATCTGAAAAAGGTGCGTTATGTCATACTGCATTTTCATTAAACGGAAAGTGGTATTTTATAATACAAACAATAAATGAAGATAACACAACTGAAAAAATAGAATTATATACAACTATAAATCTAGGTGAAACTTGGGTTATAAGTGACATAAACGGTTTTAATCTAGCTGATATTTACGCAGGCGATATATACGGTAATTTTATTGATAACGGAAAATTATTTGTAACATGTTACAATAATAATACTTTAAAATCATGCATTTATTATTCTACTGATTTTATTAATTTTAATAAAAGTGAATGGTTATCTAGTGGTGAAACTAATGTAACTGAACCTATGTTTATTAAAGACCAAAATAGTGGACGAATAGCTTGTTTTGCGAGATATGGTGTTGATGATAGATATAACATAACAATAGCTGGTAAGTATTTTTATTCTGATGATGACGGTCTTACGTGGTCATTACCTGTTGATTCCAATGCTATTAAATTTATGAATAATAATAATGGTACTATATTAGATGTTGGAAATGGTAATTGCGAAATCATATGGGGTAATAGAAGAAGTCTTGGTTGGTCAGAAATATGGCATGGTAATTGTAGGATATCAGATTTAGTTTTAGATAAACCTTTTAACTCTAATATTGTATGTAATTTTAATAAAATTACTGGTAGTGGAACAAACCTAGGTGATGGTGGATATATAGGGGCATGTATAAAAAATAATGGTGAAATAGTAGGTAGCTACTATACTGGTACAAAAAGCAGTGCTAATATTTGTATTTTTATGGGTAGTAGAGGTGCGTTAAGATGTTGCCCATGGGAAGTAGACCCAACTAATGGGTGGTCAAGAATAAAAAAATCTAATTCTGAAAATTACATTATAACTGGTTACAACACAGTTATATATAGTGATTATATTGATATTCCAATACAACAAGATACAGACAAAGGAATAAAAATTGTTTCATTAGATTTAGATAAAATTCCATGGAAACCGTTCCGTTTATTAAGAGCAACAGTGGTACCTACCAAAAACACAACGACAAATTGGGATTATCCAAAATTTTACTGTGGAATAAATTCTTACGACTCCAATAATAATTCATATGAAATTTATGTTAGAACAACATCAAATCTTAGTTCTGATTCTATAGCAAGAGTTTGGCTATCATTGGAACTTGCTTAATAATTTTTAAAAAGGAAGTGATTTAAATGGCAAGTAAAGAAAATATTTATTCATCAATACAAAATCTTTATAATATGGATAAAACAACATGGCAAGAAGTTCTTGCTGAATTATACAATCTAATTTATCAATGTCAAGACACTTGCGAAAATTTAAATAATACAATCAATTTAATGTTACCGTATAATAAAATAGTTTTAATATCACCGTCTAACAAACAGTTTAAAATAATAGTTGATGATGACGGAAATTTATCAACTGAATTATATGAATAGGAGGTTATTATGGAAGATATAACAAATTTAATTACAAATGTTGGATTCCCTATAGCTTGTTGTGTTGTTTTATTTTGGAATAATTCAAATTTTACAAAGACATTAAATGAGTTAAATGTTACTCTTAAGGGTATCATGGTAAGATTAGAAAATATTGAAGATAAAGTAGAGGGTAAAAAATAATGTGGTGGGAATTGTATATTGATTTATCAATCAAAATTATATTTCTATTAATTATTATTTTATATTCCAAAATAGGGAGGTATCACAAATGAGTTATTCACAAATCAATATTAGTAGTGGTCATAGTATAAATTGTCAAGGTGCAAGTGATATAATAAATGAAGTTACCGAAGCAAGAAAAGTAGTTGATAGAATTTATGACATGTGCAAAGCTATTGGCATAGAAGTGTACAAGTATCATGACACATCAAGTTCAAGTTCGCAAAATTTAGCAAATATAGCAAACTGGCATAACAAATTTAAAGATGGTATAGATATTTCAATACATTTTAATTGTTATCAGCATACATCAAATAGTATGGGAACAGAGGTTTGTTATTATTCACAATCACAATTAGCAAATCAAGTTTCATCAGCAATTAGCAAAGCAAGTGGATTAAAAGACAGAGGGGGTAAGGAAAGAAAAGGGCTTTACGTATTAAGGCATACAAATAAACCAATGATATTGATTGAAGTTTGTTTTCTTGATTCTTCATATGATGTGCAAAAGTATCAAGAAAATTTTGATAAAATTTGTTCAGCAATTATAGAAGCGCTTACTGGCAAGGTATATATGTCTAGACCAGTTAGTGTGCCAAATCAAAACACAAACAATAATTCAAATAATGATAAGATTTATCGTGTACAAGTTGGAGCATATAAAATTAAATCAAATGCAGAAGAAATGCAACAAAAATTAAAAAAATTAGGTATTGATAGTATAATTGTATAAAAATTTTTAATGGAAAAGTTTAGTAATAATAAACTGAACAATTATTCAACCCTTGCAAACCCAGTATTTGCAAGGGCTTTGAAACATCAATTCTGACAGTTTTCAAATTTTAACTTTTAAATTATATAAGCAAATAGTCATTTAAATTAATTTTAAAATTTTAAAAAATAAATGAAAGGGAGTGGATTATTCGTGGCTTGGTATAATTATGATAGAATTAATAGTTATAATGCTACTTTAAATTTTATTTTAACCAATAGAGGATTTGGAAAAACCTTTGGTGCAAAGTGTAATGTAATAAAAAAGTTTATAAAGAAAGGTGAACAATTTGTATATGTAAGAAGATATAAAACTGAACTAAATGATATTCATAAATTTTTTGATAGCCCCGATTTAAGAAAAAAATTTAAAACTCACACATTCGAGGTAAAGGGAAAAACATTTTATATAGATGGAAAAATCGCAGGATATGCAATTGCTCTTTCAACATCACAAAAATTAAAGTCAGTCGATTATCCTTTTGTAACTACTATTATTTTTGATGAATTTATTGTTGACAAAGGATGTATAAGATACTTAACAAATGAAGTTGATGTATTTTTAGATTTATATGAAACAATAGCGAGAAAAAGAAATAATGTTAAAGCATACTTATTAGCTAATAATGTTTCTATAGTTAACCCTTATTTTACCTATTTTGATGTAACACCTAGGAAAACAGAAAGATTTACAATCGCTCGCGATGGTGAATTGATTATAGAAATGTGTACAGACACAGTATTCATCAATGAAAAACTAGAAACAAAGTTCGGTAAACTTATTAAAGGGACAAAGTACGCAGACTATTCAATATATAATAATTCCTTGAGAGATAGTGAAGTATTTATAGAAAAAAGACCAAAACGAAATACTTCGCCTGTTATGAGTATAGTTTTTAATAGTGAAAGGGCTATGATATGGCTTGATTATAAAACAGGTATATTTTATTGTGATGATAAATATATGAAAACTTGTAACGAATATGTTTTAAGTTGCGAAGACCATAACCCTAATACATTATTGAATGCAAGTGGAATAAATCTTAATATGTTAAAACAATTAATTTCATATTTCCAAGTTGGAAGAGTAAGATTTTCAGACCAAAATATAAAACATTTAATGTATGACATATTTAGAAGTTTAGGAGTAAAATAAAAGGAGGGTATAACCCTCCAATTATTATATTATTTCTCTTATTTCTTTTTCGTGTTCTCTTAATCTCTTTCTAATCCTTGAAAGAATTGTTTTTGTACCATTATATTTTACACCAAATTTATTACTTATTTCTTCAATAGTATAGCCTTGACAATACATTTTAAAATATTCTTTATGTCTTTCGTTTTTAATAAATCCACAAACTTTATCAATTGTTTCATTTATATCCTCGTATTCATCTACAGATTGAATAACATTATATAAACTCATTTCATTCTCATTTTTATAACCATCTATTTCTTGGTCAAGAAATACTAGGTTATCATACACTTTTCTTTTTTCTCTTCTTTCAACTTTTAAAACATCATAAACTCCGTTTTTTATTACTTTTGCTATAAATGTGTTTAGTCCTGCAATTTCTTCATTATATTCATTGATAGCAAATGCGACTTTTGCTTCGCATATTTGAAGCACGTCTTTAAACTCTACTCTATCATGATATTTTACTAAAATACTATTATAATATTTATAAGTCATACCCCTTAAATATCTATCACCATATTGATTAATATAATCTTCATACTTCATAAATTCCTTACCCCCTAAAATAAATAATAACTATTTGAAATTTTATAAGGTTGTTCTTGTATAAGTGTACCACCTTTTATTATTTTTGATTTTTTAGACTTAATTAATCCTACTATTTTCTTTGTACATTTTTCGTCGTAATAATAATATACATCATTTTCTTTTGTGTATAATTTCATCTTTTTTAATTCCTTACTTAAATGTGGACAGTTATCAAATACATTAATATCGTCAACTTGTTTCATTATACTATCTGTTAGCCCACAACATTTAATTTCCCATTTATGAGTTTCTACATTCTTTTCTGCATATCGTTTACTACCTATATATTTAAAATCTTCAAAGCATAACTCGTTATCCCAGTAACCGTATATTTTTGCACCAATGTTAACTCCTTTAACTTCTTCAAATGTTCCATATAAATGTAAACTATCTGTATCACAATATAAAAATCTTTCATAGTTTGCATTAATTGCTTGAACTAAATATTGCTTTGCATAACTTGTAATAAATGTTGCCATAGGTAAATAAATATTATCTGAAACATATTCATCATGTAGATGATTTATTGTAAATATTCCATCTTTGTTTTCAAACTCTGTAATTTCATTTGAGCCACTCATACCGAATTTACCATATAAACCATTTTGTCTAAGTTTTGCAATTGCCCTATTTGCTGCTGTACTATTCTTTTTTACTTCACTCCAAAAATCAATATAATTTTTAAATAAATCATGACTACCAGTAAATGCCATATGACCACCAAGTTCATAAGAGTAAATATTATAACATTCAAATAATAACTCTAGTAGTGGGTTGCATAATCTAAAAGTTAATGTTACTTTTTCACCATCTTTTACATTATTCTTTAAAATTTCTCTACCATTAAAATTTGGATTATCTTTAACCTGTAAAAATGCCATTTTATTTTCCTTTACTTCAAAATCATATATAGTAATTTCTTGAATATAGAGCGGAAAACATTTTTTATAACTTTCATTCATTTTGCAGTATGGAATATCTTTGTAATTTGCTTGACCATATGGTAATAATCTATCACTCATAATATAAGGATATAAAGAATTAACATCTAAAACTATTCCATTATGATTTTTACATTTTTTAAATTTTTCTACATTTTCAAAACATACTGTGCTTAGTCCACCATAATAACTGTGCCTTTGCCATGCATCTGTAAAATAACTTTGTTTTGGAAATAAGCATTCAAACATTATTTGCTTCTTTAATGATGGTTTATTAGTTTGAAAAAATTTTGATCTCATTAAACCATTGTCTACATAATCATATAAGTCTTGATTTTTAAACATATTTTGATTTAAAGTGTAATCTTCAAGAATTGTTTCTTTATAATCCTCCAATGATTGACCACTATTGGTTAATTTTGTATAAACCACATGTTTTCCATTTATATCAAGTCCATCAATTTTTAACATTTTTACTAAATAACTTAAACCAAAAACATCATTATAAATATAGCTTAATTCTTCATTAGTTAAATTATCATCAAGACTTCTTTCCTTTTCATAGTCTAGTCCATCTTTTGGTAAGTGTAATTTAAGAAAATCATCACAACATTTTTGCAAACTGTATGGGGCAATTTTAAAAGTATCATAAAAATTGATTGTTACATCATCACCTTGCAAAGTTAGTTTATAGAATACTCCGTCTTTCATAACTAAATTGTATTCATAAGGTTTTAATTTTGTTTTATTCTTACCAGTAAATTTTAGTTTCTCTTTTTTCTTATTATAAAAATCATAACATTGTTTTTCATAATATTCGTCAACCCTTTGTCTTGTATTATCTTGTTCCGTAAACCATAAAATGAACGGTTTAATATCATAAAGTGCATTATGAGCAAATAAATTAATTGTTTTCTTTTTGATTGATAATAAATCATTCATAAATGAATCTACTGTTCTATAATGATAACAAATATCTGCATTATTATCACATGACATTAAAGCAATAGAATAAGTTAACATTTCATTCTTTTCTTTTAAATAACATGCTTCAATATCAAATGCAAAATTTTGTGTTTCAGCATAATTTGGAATGTTCCTATAAGAATAATAATTATCTAAATTTTCTGTTATATTTTTTAACCTCTCATTTAAATCCATTATTTCACCCCTATTTAAAACTATCTAATTGTCTATATTCGTTAATAGTCCTGTCAATTCTCGCATAAGAATTTTCTGAAGCTTTATCCATTTCACCCTCCCCAATATCTAAATATTTATCTCTTAAATTATTAAGTTCCCCTTTTATATATAATTCTTTTTGTAGGGGTGAAAGGGTGTGCCATTGTTTCCATATAGCCTGTCTTTGATAACTTTCCATGTTTTGAACAAAATCTAAACTCATAAAATCAGCAAACCATTTATTTTGCATTGTGTCGTCATTCAATTTGTCATATGCTGCTTGAACTGTTATCTTTTTGTAATCATTCTTTAACTTATTTAACATTGCTAATTTTCTTTCATCATCAGAAATATTTAATTCACCAATTTTCTTTAACGCAACTCCATCAATCCTAAAACTTTTATTCCTCCTAGATGGGAAAAAAACATCTTTACCAGTTAAATAATCAACTTGTTGCTCTGATAGTCCCATAGCTTTTAATGCATTTATTGTTGATTCAACTTGCCTATTATACCTTTTTACATAATTATTAAGTCTACCATCAATTGACATTTGTCTTTTAGGGTTTTTATTATTTAAATTATCTTTTTTGATTTGTGTTTGCAACCCACGTTCAATTTTATTAATTTGTGCTTTTAATTGCTTATCACTAAGTTGTCCATTTTTTAAATAAGATGGAATTTTATAACCTAATACTTGTAACTTATTAACTAAATATTTTACCTTTTGTTTAGTAGTCTTCTTTTCCCAATTAACTCTTTTTAATCCTGATAATTGCCTTTTTGCATTCATGATATACCCTCCCATTATTCATATATTTATATTATATGTATTAGGGAGCGAATTGTTCACTCCCTTATTATTAATTAATATAAAAACGTATATAACTTTCGTTGGTTTCTTTATTATATCTACTTTCAAACCATTTAATAGACCAATCTTTATATTTATTCCATTCATCATCCAAATATAAATTTTCAAATCTGTCTATATTAAAAATTATTTCATCTGTTTCATAATTTATTATTTCAATTTTTTCTTTGCTCCACAATAAATCATTATTTAATAAATCATTAATTTTCATTATTTTCACCATCTTTCATTAGTTGCCTTGTAATAGCTGATGGAACAGTTTCATAGTCATTAATATAACTAGTCAAATTTTGCTCAAGATGATAATTTTCGTGAAATTTATAACCATCATATGGGAAATAAACTCTTTCATTATCATCATTAAAATAAATTGTTTCCTTAGTTAAATCAATTTTATTACCTAATGTATCATAATATACATTATAATCATATTCTCCATTATTTTCAACTTTTACCATTACTGGCATTGCAAAACATTGTTTATGAGGCTTAAAGTTTGTTTCAGCTTTTACGGTTGTTCCTCCGATCATAATCATTGTTAAAGTGGCAATTAATAATTTTTTCATAATTTCTCAATCTCCTTTTTATTTACTTATATTAATAATATATGTATCAAGGGTAAAATGTTTACCCTTATTAAACTAAATTTACATTAATTATAATGTTGTTATATATGTCAAAGTATGGAAATAAGTCAATTAATGTATTACTAATCATTACTGTATTATATTTATCAAATTTAACATTTGAAAATTGTAAATCTTCAATAAATTCACAAATTTCATTATAAGTAACTCCCTCCTCATAAACTTTAATATCCACATTAATTTTAACATCAAAAGATTTTTTCATATTATCAAACTCCTTTATTCATTTAATATTTAATTCCCTTTCCATGATTTAATTATATAATATTTGTTCAACTTTTTCAATAGTTTGTAAACAAATATTTGAAAGTTTTGTTCGACAAAAAAGGACAGATAATAATCTGCCCTAATTGTTCATTAATTCATTATATCGTGTTATCTTACTTATATAAATACTGTCAAAATCTTCGGGTATAATTTCGAGCTTTTCGTTCAACTTTTCTAAACAGATATAAACATCAACTATTTCTTCAAGTACCATACTATCTATTTCTTCTTTACTTGCTCTTAATGTTACATCACCACTTATCCAGCGATTTAATTTTGATAAAGCTTGTATAAGTTCAGAACACTCTTCTATTGTAATTGAATTTACATCTTGTAAACTTTCTTTGATCATTTCCACATCACCTCTATAAATTTTTGTGGGATATCTCCTCTAAACTCTGTGTTTAATATATCCTCATAACTTTCCCTGTCTTTTTCATCTTCAATATAGTCATATAAATTTAATAAAAAATCATCAGTAAATAGTCTATCCTCTGATATACATTCATTTCTTAAATTATAACTTTTTTCAATTCTATTCATTTTAATAACTCCTCCCTTATATCTTCTTGGTCAAATAAGAAGTTGACCATATACTCATAATCACTTCTTGATTTACACCCACCAAAAACATAATCGTAACATATTAAAAATATATCTGTTGGATATAATTCCCTATATGCTAGTACATCACCCATTTTTCTTGACAGTAAAACAAATGATACATATCTATCCTCTGTCATTATATACCCCCTATTCATCATCACTAGAACTAATAATAATTTCCTCATAAAAATCAGTAATGTTAATTATTGGGTCGTCAATAGAATCACCAACAAAAACACTATAGTGTCCTTTATCATCTTCTATTAAAACTTCTAATATTTCTTTTAATTCTTTTACTGTCATATACAATACAACTCCCTTATTACTTTTGCTTTTAAATCTTTTTCTGTTTTGTAATTTTTTGGTACAATAGTAAACATTTCATTTGTCATTTCATCTGTAATTTGATTCTTCCTTTTATATTTTACTACTAAAATATCGCAAACTTCATCATCTTTCATTGTCATTAATTCACAAGCTTTACTTGCTAAAATTCTGTATTCGCAATCAAATTCCATCATTATTTGTTCGCAACCTCTAGATTCTAAAATTTTATAAATTTCGTATACATAATTCATTTATTTATCCTCGCTTTCATCATTTCCACATTTCAAAGATTCTTCATATTTATATTTGCTAACTGTACGATACCAACAATCAAAACAATTTTCAAAAATTTCACAATCAGATTGAAAAGCATTTAATTCCTCATACATACAGTTAGGACATTCAACATCAATCATATATAAAACATCATCAATAGTATCAAGACTAAATTTTTTCATTTATTTTTCTCTCCTTTCAAACTCTATTAATCTATCAATATATTCCTTTGCTTTTTCCAAATCTTCAATGCCGTTTTTATCTTTATATCTTGTTACATATTTAATAACATTACCTTGCATAAATGTTAAATTATTTCTTAAGCAAAACTCTATTACATCAATACCAGTTCCATAATAAGTAGGTTTAATTTTATTTACAACCATTGACATAAATCACACACCCCATCATTTTTATAATATTCATAACTATCTATTTGTCGTCCACATTTTGAGCAACAATAATAAAATTGCTTAATTCTATAAGTTTTGATTCTCTTTATCATACTCATCTAACTCCTTTATTAACATTTTTGAAATTTCACATAATTCTAAACGTTCATGTACTGCTTTTTCTAATATTTTTTTATCAGTAAATCGACAATACATTTTTTGTAAATGTAATTGATAATAACTAATACTTTCAATTAATAATTCTATTTGTCTTTTTGTCATTTTATTCCCCTCCAATACAATCTTCCATAAATTTTAATACTAAACCGAATAATATAAGCAAAACAATAAATCCCATAATAAACATAGTATTTAAATAATTACATACTAAGAAAATAACTATAGTATATATTGTAATATACATCACTAAGCCCGAAAATGATAACATTTAATCACCTCTTATTTTTGTAATATTTCATAAAGTTCGCCTAATCTAGTGATTAAAATATTATCATCTAATTCATAACACATATCATACATTTCTGAATAACCATCACTAGATAAACTTTCATAATCAAAATTTTGAATTTCACAATAATATTTAATAATTAAATCAATAATTAATGCTTTTCCTACATTATACATTCAATCACCTCTAAATATCATAATATATTTTATAATTATATAATACTACTATCTTTTCACTTGTGTTACAAATAAAATTGTCATCTTCATCATATAGTGCATAATGATAAGTACCTCTTTTGTCCATTTTTGCTACAACATAAGCACCTTTAGAATAATCATAATTATGCTTTGGAGCATAACGAAGTTTTGAACAATCCGTTTTATTCTTTTTGCATGTTCCGTCTTTCCAATAAAAACAGGTTGAAAATGTACAATTCATTTTATTCCCTACTAATCTAACGTATAATAAATAATTATAAACGAAATAACTAATGTAACATTAAAAAATAATAAAATAAACAGTTCAATCATTTAATCACCTCTATTTCTTCCAATATCCTTTTTCTCTTAAAGCATTATCAATTAAATTTACTATATTCATTGTTTTGTTATATTTTTCCCTATCTGAATTAATATAAAAAGTAAATGCCATATCATAATATTTTTTATATAAGTTTTTCAATTCTTTTTGATTTAAACTATTTATATATTCAGCTATTTGTTGATACATATTTTTCACTCTCCAATCCTAAATAATAATCTCTTAAACTTTGAATTCCATGTGAAAAGTCATAACTAGGATTGCCTAAAGCAAAAATGATACCATCTAACCAAAGACCGATATCTTCATTTCTCCAATTTAAACATTCTAATTTATAGTCAATACTACTCTTTATTATTTCCATTAATTCTTTTTCACTTTCTAACATTTTATCAATCTCCTTTTTATTTAGTGTTTCTGTTCCCTTTCTATGATTTAATTATATAACATTTGGAAAGAAATTGCAATAGTTTTTTGATAAATATTTGAAAATAAATTAAGAAAAATTTGAGCAAATATTTAGTAAAAAGTGTTGACATTCTTGGTTAAATATAATATAATATAATCATAAGGAAGGTGATTATAAAATGACAAAGAAAGAATTAATAAATAAGATTAATGAAAATGATATGAAAGCTTTTAAAGAATTAAATACACATAACTATATGCAATATAAACAATGTTTAGTAAGAAATTTAAAGAAAAATAAAATAGGATATAACGAAATAACAGATAGATTTTGGAAATTAAATTCATTAAATAAAGAACAATTAGAAAAATATGAATATATCAGCACAACAATATTAAATAAAATAAATAAAATGTTAAAGGCTAACAACTAGTTAGTCTTTTTATTTTGTCATTATATAGTAATGAAAACTAGATGATATGTTA